ACCGACGAGGCCGAAATCGATATCCGATTTTCCGGCGTCTTCGTCTTCACCGATCCATGTTCCAGTTCCAAAGGTTGTCTGTTTTGGAATATCGACATTTCCATCCAGCCCCGAAAGCTCAGTGCAGAGATTCATGATGACTGCTTTGTTGCGCAGGACATCGATGAACGAAGCGGCAAGGAGGTTGGTTTGGACGGTGTTCCCGCCCGTGCCAGTGTATCCAGTGCCGGATTTGATCGACACGGTATTTGTGCCTCGCAGTGCGAATGGTGCCATGAGCACATCGACAGGAATCATGGTTCCTTTGAGTGAGCGGTGAGAGACTTGAGCGGATGCAGCTGCGCATGCTTCCAACTCGAAGCGTGCATCTTCACGGGCTTTCTTGTCGGTCGGATCGGCTGACAAGGCACGGATGAGATTTACAATCGAGAAGCTCGATGCTTCGCGTTCGTTCAGGCCGATGGGCGAGGAGGCTTCGCGGATTTGGGCGCTGCGCTTGTCTTTCTCGGCAAGGGCTGCGGCTTGGAAGTCGACCAGGCTGCCGCCATTACGCACGATTTGTGCGGCGATTTCGGGCAACTTGTATTTGTCGCCGGCTTCGAGGATCGAGCGGACGCGATCTTGCTCGCCTTTGATGGCTGCGGAGCGCTCGGCTTCGATGTTGATTTCGGGAGTGGAAGTAGCGGGAGAACCGCCGCCGACAGCTTTGTCGGCATCCATGAACAGGGATTTATATTTTTTCATTTCGGGTTGTTGATTGGTTTGAGGTTGACTGCGACCCACTCCGACCGAGGGGTCGGCTGGGATGGTGACGAGGCTGATCTCGTAGGGTTCCCACCGCGTGACGGTGTAGACATCGAGGGCTTCGCGTTCTTCGGTCAACTTGACCTCGCGGATGCGGTAGCCGACTGAGACTTTGGTGAGGATTCCGTCCTGCACATCCTGCCACGCTTCTTCGGCGCATTCGGATTTGCCGAACCGCACCACGGCTCGGCCCATTCCATCTGCATCGATGCGGGCGGTCTCTACGACTCCGAGCACTTCGTCGGCGTCATGGTTGAACAAAAGGTTGGCGCGGTCGTTGAGCCGTGAGAGGTCACACGCCTCGGGCGAGTGGTCGAGCACCTCGGCGATGCCTGGCCAGCGCTCGATCTCAGCGTTGCTGGAAAAGGCAAGCTCCACCGTGCGCGACTCCGCACTGATCGTGCCGATGGTCATGACACGACGCATCGGTGCGCTGTAAAAATCGGGTGCGGCGGGCTTCTTCATGTGCGCGAATTTTGCCAGCGGGCGGCGGCCTGTCTTCTGCGGGGCGTTCCGTGTGTGGATTGACCACCGAGGACACAGAGGGCACAGAGACACAAAAAAACCCGGCGTGGGTTTTGGCCCACGCCGGGATAACCTATGAACCAACTATGAGAGTGCTGCTGCGAGTTGAGCGCCGGTCGTTGAGACTGTGCTTTGATTTTTTGCGCGTTCTCCGATGGAGCCGGTGATCGTCAATTCCGTGGTCGGCTTGGCCCAGACCTCGGCGGCGATTTCCGACTCGGTAGGGATGTCTCCGGTCGCTGCGGGCGAGGCTGGCAGCGCGTCGGTCTTGGATTTTATCGCCGCTATGTCGCTGTTTGATGGCGCGGTGTAGGCCGATCCCGCAAGGCGCGAACTGATGGGCTGATCCACTCGCCCAAGCTCCACGGATAGCTCAGTTCGCACCTGTGAGGCTATAGCCGAGGGCGAAGGCACGGTCGGTGCGTTGGTCAGAGTGTCTACCGTTCCGCCCGTTACGGTGCGAGTCGCTTGGCTCCAAACGGCTGCTGCGTTTTGAGCTGCTGATGGCGCGCTACTGGCGACTTCAGCGGTTCCGTCCCACACGATGCTGCCGCTGCCGACATTGGCACCGGCGGCGCGGAATGCGATTTGGTAGGTTCCTGCGCTGCCTGCCATGTTGCCGCTGTAGAATCCTGTGCTGCCGGTTTCTGGGCAGGAGATGGCAGAGCCTACGGCGGCTCCGTTTTGGTATGGCTGGGCGGTGACGGTGAGGCCGGTGGTGGCGAGGGCGATGTTGAGTTCGTTTGGCATGGTCTTGGTTGGTTAGGAGTTAGCGGGAATCCACTGGCGCTCGACGCGATCTGCAAACCAGACGAGGTTCGGTTCCCAGTCGCCGCTTTCGGGGCGCTCAATTTTGATGAGAGGCACGATCTGCGGATCGACCCAATCTTCTGGGCAAGGATAGGGGCGGATGGTGTCGATGCGCGGCTCGTCGTTTTCGTCCAGAACGATGCTGCGAAGTTCTTGGCATCCGTCTGCAAATTTTAGTCCGTATGTTCTCATGTTTGTGTTTTGGTTAAATTCCGTAAGTGATTTCGACGGCATCAACCGAGGCGACCCAGCGCCAGATGGTGGAGGTGGTGCCGGTGACGCTTACAACGAGGGAATCATTTGCATCACTTGCAGAGAGTGCAATGGATGTTCCGGCTGCATTGTCAGCGCCAATGCTGATCGGGGCGTAAACCTCAGTGGTCGTGCCAGAAACATTTTTCAAAGCATACTGCCGCACATAGTGCGCGACTGCTGCACCTGTGCTGGAAACGCCCGCGATATTGATTGTGCAAGCTAAAATTCGTCCACTTGCAACTGTTAATCTCTGCGTTCCAACATAATTCGTGTCTAACAACAATTCGACCGCTGTATTTGTTGTTGTTTTTCCAAATAGAACAAAGCGAGACGATTGGTTGCATTGGCCTATCGATGCAAAAATCGGGCCTCCGTGAGCAATCATGTTAAATCTATCCGCAACAGCATTTGGGCCTTTTGCGAATCCTGCATAAGCTGACGCAGAAGAATCATATCCATTTACAATGCAACTAAAAGTTCCAGTTGCATTACCTGTTCTTGATGACAAAACCGATGCCCGACTTGCTGCGGCTGTTGAAAGCACAGAGGCTGCAATAAATGTGTCGTTGTTTGTGGTAGCATTATCTTGGCCGCCAATTATTCCGCTTTGCGCTCCAGTCGTTCTATTCTTTAAACCTCCTCCAATAAATGAACTATTCCCGCTTGCAACTTGATCTGCTGCTGTCCGAACTCCGGTTTGGAAATCTACGGCATTTGTTCCGCGAGCATTCCCACCTGTAATAGTTCCGTCTGGTTTGGGGCCAAGTATAAAAGCGCCAGTTCCTTTCGGCGTAAGGACAAGAGCGGAGTTGGTTTCAGTGGTGTTTTGCGAAATAGCCACATTCGATTGAATAGCGACTATCAATGCAGCTGTGATGTTGGTTGTGAAATTGATAGCTGCACCGCCGCTGGTGGCGCTGACTTTGAATGTGCTGCCGGAGATGTCGCGGACAAAATAAGCAGTGGTTGTATTTAATCCTACGCCTCCCGTAATGCTCTGAAACATTACGCCTTGGTTGCTGGTAAAATTATGACCTGTTGCCGTGATGACATCGGTAACCGCATCGCCGGTGGCTGAGTATGCAACAATGGCATCGTCCACGATGAGGCTGGAGGATTGCAGGATTGTGCCGTCCGTGCCGTCTGCACGGAGGATGGCGTTGTCAACTGAGCCTGCGGTGAGCGGGCGAGGGAGTGCGTTTGCGATCATGTTTTAGCTGTAGGTGAGAGATTGTTTGGAAGACCAAGCGCCGGCGGCCGATTGCTCCGAGACGACATCGCCTGCGGAGTTGGTGGTGATGCGGTAAATTGTCCAGGCGGGGGAGTCGTCTGGTTCGCCTGTTGCGGGGTAGTCGTCCCACTCAAGGCGTCCGATGTAGAGGTTCGCTCCGTCTACGGCGTGGACGAGGATGGCGGGGATTTCGTTGCGGGGAGGAGTGGTGAGTTGGATGACGCTTCCCGACTGAGGATGGCGTCCAAAAATTTTCCGATCTGCGTAGTTAATGCAGACCTCGCCGAGCGAAAGATCCGCAGTGCCGGGAATACGGTTCGGCACTACGGACTTCTTAGGCTTTATCGGAATTGGCATGAGTATGGACTCGGTAAGATTTGAAAAGCCGGTCGTCATGAATGGTCACGAGGTTGACCGGCCCTGTGGGCCGTTTGCTTAGAACGTGCCGCCGTCGATCTCGGTTTCGAGCGCGAGGATGCGGGCTTCGACGGAATCGATGTCGCTCTCTGCGGTCGTGACACGATTTGTCAGGGAAGTGGCAGCAGACTCGATCGAATCGATGTCGCTCTCGGCTGTGGACACACGGCCAGAGAGTGCGGTCGCTGCGCTCTCGGCTGATGTGACACGTCCGGCGAGTGTGGTGGCTGCGGATTCGATGTTTCCGGCGCGGGATTCGAGAGCGTCGATGTCTCCCTCTGCGGTGGTGACACGACCAGAAAGCGCTGTAGCTGCTGTCTCGATGTCCGAGATGTCGGAAGCGAGATCGGCCTCGGCTGCGGTGGCGCGGGTGATCTCGTTTTGCAGGCCGGTGGAGGCGCTGGAAGCGAGGGAGGTGATGGCTCCGTTGAGGTTTGAGTCTGCGGCCTGGAAGGCTGTGACCACTTCCGACAGCGAATCAAGCGAGCCGGGAGTGACATTGCTGAGGACATTATCAATGCGAGTGCCGAGAGCGGCCTCTGCTGCAAGGGCGCGTGTCTCTTCGGCATCGATGGCGGAATTAAGATCGTTATCCGCTGCGATGCGTGCATCCCGCTCTGTGGCGACGATGCCGTCTGCGTAGTTTTTTGAAGCGTTGCCGCCGATGCCGAGAATGTCGGTGGCGTTGCCTTGGGCGTCGGCGCCTTTGCCGTAGTAGAGGATGCCATCAACTTCGTTGAAGGCGAGTTCTGAGGAGCGGAGAACTCCCGGTGCTCCGGCGGAACCGGATTGGCGGCGGCGAATGCGAATTGGGACAGACATGATTTTTTGTGGTGTGGTGGTTGTGGTTGCGGTGTCCGTGGTGGACGGGCGTTATTTTGCCGCTGCGAAAATCCGTGTCTTCTGCGGGGCGTTCCGGGCGTTTTTCACCACGGAGAGCACGGAGGACACGGAGAGGGGCAGATACAAAAAACCCGCCCAATTACGCATCGTTGAGAGGCGGGGCGGGTATGATGCTTGGCGCTAAAATTTTTAGAAAAAGCCTGCGTCGATCTCGCTGGTGGAGACCACGCCAGCGACATATTCGACGCTGGTGCGGTTGTCCCATGCGACACGGGCGGCGACGCCACGGGCGATGAGTTCGCCGCTGGGCGTGAAGATGCTGCGGGTGATGGTCCAGAGATTCAAATCCGTTCCTGTGCCTGCGCTGGCGCGACCGATCCAGTGGGTGAGGTGATCGTCTGAGACATCGGAGAGGAAGGAGATGGAGCCATAGACAAAGGCGGGGCCTCGCTCGCCTGCGGGTCCAGGCTCTCCGCGCTGGCCCTCGGCTTGGAGCGGGATGCCGAAATTCAGGATCGCATTTTCCTGCGTGCCGACATTGGCCACGACAGGCTGCGAGCCTGCGGGCAGGGTGTAGACGGTGCCGACTGCGATGGTCGAGGAAAGGCCACGGGGCAGGGTGAAATTCAAGACGGCGTTTTGCGTTGTTCCGACATTGGAAACGCTGGCGGGTTGGTCGCCTGCCACGGTCTGCACGGCGCCGATGGCGAGCGTGCCCGCGGGGCCTTGCGCACCGAGGGGGATGCCGAAATTTAAGACGGCATTTTCTGGGCTGCCTGCATTCGTGATCGTGGGTGCGGAGCCTGTGGGGAGTTGGGTGATCGTGCCGATGGTGAGCGTTCCGGCTGGGCCTTGAGCGCCTGCGCCGATGGGCATGACGATGCCGGGGGAGACGATGACTTGCGGCTTGGGAAAAATGGTGAGGTCTACGGCGGCCATGGTTTTATCGGGAGATGTTGCGGGTGATGAAGGCGATGCCTTCCAGTAATTTCCGGGTAGTGCCTTCTTGGTCGGTGATGAAGATGTCGTATCGGGCGCGGCTCACTGGCAGGGAGCGTGTCACCTCGTCGCTGAGAACGAAGCGGATTTTTCCGTTTGTGCGTGGCTGGAGGAAAATGATCTCGAAAGACGCGAGTAGAGGTTTATCCCAATCCTCGCGGAGCTGGCCGACTGCGGTAAAGCCAGCGAGGTTGATTGGCTGGGCGTTCGGCTCGCTGGATTGCCTGATCGTTGTTTCAAAAAAGAACGATTCGCCGGCGGGAATGGTGATGTCGAAATTCTGGCTCATGGCTGAGGGTCGGGCTGTGCCACGGGGGCTGCTGCGCCTGCGGGGACAAGCGGCACGATGCCTCGCTTTTTGAGTTCGACTTCTTCGCGCTCGATCTCACTCCAGACATCTTCTGGGTCTCGGTTGCTGGTCTCCCGGATGATCTCGCTGCGGGATTTGAGTTTTTGCGAGATGGCTTTTTCGTTCGCTGCCATTTCTGCGGATGGATCGATCCATGCCCAGCGGCGTCCAGTGAAGGCGACTTGCTTGTATTTTTCGAGGCGGTCGAATTTGAGGGGCTTGCCGCTGATGAGGATTTTGTTGGCGAGGAGTGAACGCTCAAGCCATGCCTCGTATATGGGCATGACGAAGCCGGAGATGAGCCATTCTTGAAGCCCCTTCCAGACTTCGCGCTCGTCGAGTGCACCTTGGCGGATTGATGAGAAATTGACGCTCGTGAGGTCGCTCGCGAGGTTGTTGTAGCTCACACCGAGGCCGGAGGAAATCGAGCGAAGCATGGCTTTGCAAAACGGATCGAAAGCCTGATCGGGAAATTGCGGCGTGTAGGGGATGAACTCTCGGTTGCCGATGTCTTCAAACTTTCCGGGTTCTGCGTCCATTTCGAGGATGTCGTCGCTGTCGCCATCGAGGTTGCGGAAAAAGCCCATTTTGCTGGCGGACACACGGGCATTGACCACGGCGGCGTCTTCAAAGCCTGCCAACATGCGCATGCGCCAGAGGGCTGTGCGTGCCCACGGGAGGCCGCGTTTTTGGCCGACTCGCTCCGGGAGGAAACGATGGATGACCTGATCGGCGGGCACTCGCTGGAAGCTTTCGCCGTTGTGGTTCACATAGCCCATCATTTGCTCGTCGTAGTTTCGGAAATGGTAGGCGACGGGGCGACCGTTCGGATTAAACTCGATGCCGTGGCGGATGACATTGCCGTTGTTCAGCTTTTCCCACTTGGTTGGGTTGAGCAAAACGGGGTCTATGAACTGCACGGCGAAGCCCCATTTGTTGAGGTCTTCTCCGTAGCGTTTCACGGCGATGACCTCGCCATCCATCGCGGCGGTGGTGACGGCGAGCCGCTCGCCATCGGCGCGGGAGAGTTGTCCGGTGATGTCGTAGTTTCCGCGTTTGCTCCAATCGGCAAATGCATCCTCGATGGCGGAGCTGGCCACGGTGTCCATCGTTCCGCTGGGGTCGCGGATTTGGGCGTTGAATGTGAAGCCTGTCGGTCCTGCGATGTTGTCGCGGGCCATTTGGAGGAATTTTTTGAGGTGATCGTTGTTCTCTGCTTGCTCACGGGAGCGGGCGACGATGCGGCTCCAGTATTGGAAAATCCATGCGTCAATCGTGGTCGGTGTGCCTGCCCAGGTGGATTCCAAGCGGCCTGCGCCTGCGGCTTGCGGCATGCCTGCGGTGGCGAAGCTGCCGAGGGTGTCGGATAAAATGGACCGCGCCGACCAGAGGCGAGGCTGGTCGGCGCGGCTTGGCGCGGGCGTCTTCGTGGTGGTGCGGGAAAAAAAGTCGAGGAGGCCCATGGTTAGATGCGGACGGAAATAGATTGCCCGATGGAGGAGATGCCGGATGAAAGGCGGGACTCGCGGGACAGCTCACGCCGCCAGAACGAGAGGAGTTGCAGGAGTTCGGCTATGCTGTGCCTTTCCAGTTCGCGGTTGTTTATTTTGTAGCGTTTCGCCTCAAGCGTTGCGCCGCCTGCGAGCATGGCTTGGATGTGTGCCACGGCGATGCGGGCCTGCGTGCGCACCTCGGCACCGGGGGCGAGGGTGGCCGCGGATTCGCGGATGAGGAGGTCGCCGGTTCCGACAAGGGCGCGGTGTGCGGCGACCGTTGCCCATGCCTCCCAGATGTAGTGTCCGGGAATCCAGCCGGTCGTATTCGCGGCGGCGGTGAAGGTGCCTGCCGTGCCGGTGGCGGCGACATTGCGCGATTGCATTCCAGCGAATTGCACAAGGACGGTCGCGGCGGGGTCTGCCGATACCGTAACCTCAAATGTTTCGCCTGCTGTGATTGTCACCATGAATGCACGAAGGAAGCGCGGCGCGTGGTGCGCTTGCGTTTCGCGGCATTGTTGTGATCGGGACGGGGGGTGTCTTCTGCGGGGCGTTCCACCGGAGGGGGCGTTTCGACCTCGGCGGGCTTGGGCGCGGGCATGGTCTGCCGCCGACGGAGAGCAAGCTTGTCAAACTGCGGGGCGCGTAGCACGAGCGCGGCGAATGCGTAAACCCGGCAATCGAGCGGTTCGTTCCGTGCGCCGGATGTCTTGTGCCACTCCAGCCGGGGGAATCCCTTTACAAATTTCGTCACGGCCTTTTCTGCGGTGAGTCCTCTGAAATACTCCGCGCTGCGTCCCTGCGGGAAATGGCAATATCCAGAGCCGGGTTCCGTGATGCGGAGGCGTTTGTAAACGATGCTCTTCGCGTTATCGACTCCGACGATGTAGACATCGATGGGGCGCGTGGTTTTTTTCCCTGCTCGGCGGCGGGCGGGGTTGCCGACGATGGGCAAGCCGGGGCCGCCTTGTCCTTTCACACCGTAAACTCGGTCGCCCTTGTGGCGTTTGACATAGCCGTAAACGGCTTGGGTGTTTGAGCCGCCGGTATCGATGCAGGTGGTTTCGATGACCATTTCGCCGCCTGCCTCGGAGGTCCACCGCTTGCGAAGGTAGTCGGTGAGGTGCGTCCACGGACTGCCTGCCGTTCCCTCCGGGATGTCGGGGTCGCCGAGGATGACATGGTAAGCCACGCTCCAGCTTTCTTCGCCGCCTGCCCATGCGACGACTTCGATTTCGAGACGGTCTTGCTGTGTATCGACGCCTGCCGTGAGGATCAACCCACGGGCTGGAACATCCGCCTGAGGGTATGGTTCGCATCGTTCGATGAGGGCATGCTCGCTGATGCGTTCGCCGCCCTCTTCCCATGTTTCACCAAGCGAGGTGTTGATCCACACTTGCAGGGTTGAGGGATCGTCTTTCGCCCGCCCGTGCTCGATGGCGATGTCTGCGATGCTTCGCCAGGGGGAATAAAGTTCGTTGAGATGGAAGCCCGCGATGCGGGTAAACGGTGCTCTCCCTCGCCACCCTAAAGGTTGTCCATCATTTCCAATCGGCTTTGTTCCATCTGGCAGCGGAGCGCATTTTGCGACGGCTTGGTTTTTTTGCGCGCTGGTGATTGTTCCGTTGCAAGCGGGGCAGCGGAGGGTTGCGAGGTCGCGGCGGCCCTCCGGCCAGACGACATTTCCCCACCGGAGCGGGTGCGGGTGCTGGCAGTGCGGGCAAGGAACAACGAAATGCCGTTGATCTGAAAGCTCATAGGAACGCTCAATGCGGGACAAGCCCTTGACGGTCGGGGTCGAGACCATGACCACGCGCCGGTTCCAGAAATTTTTTGTTCTGGCGATGGCGAGGTTTACCGGATCGCCTTCGGTTCCCGCGCTGGCGGGGTAGCGGTCCACCTCGTCAAGCAGGAGGATGCGGATCGGGCGAGAGGCGAGGCCGCTGGGGGCGTTCGCACCCACAAGCGTGACATGCCCACCGGGGAATCGTTTATGAAGGATCGTGTTTCCGCTGTCGCGGGTCTTCGCGGGGCGCACCTTGGAGCGGAGGCTTGGCGAGTCTCGGAACATCGGCGCGAGGCGGTCCTTGGAAAATGTCTCTGCCATGGCCTCGTCCGGCTGCACGAGCATGAGGGGCGAGGGGTCGAAGTCCACGAAGTATCCGATGCAGTTCAGAAGGATTTCCGTTTTCCCCACCTGTGCCGATGACATCACGACAACCTGCTCAATGGTCGGATCGGCAACGGCGTCCATGATTCCGCGCTGGTATTCGGCGCGGTTGGTTCGCCACTGCCCTTTCTCCGCTGCCGCCTCACCGGAGAGTTTGCGCCGGTGGTCAGCCCATTCGCTGATCGTCCACTTGGGAGGCGGTGCAATGATGGCCGACCACGCCGCGATGAGGTCGCTGGCGCGGTCGAGTTGTTCGGGTGTCATGTCTCCCAGCCTTCGCCGGTCTCTTCTTCTTCCGGTTTCGCCTCGTTGCGTTTGAGATAGCGATTCAGAATCTCCCGTCCGTTGTATTTTGAGCATTCCGCCATTGCCTCATGCAGCAGGGTCTCGATGAGGGCCGCGCATTTGTTTGGGTCTGTCTCGTCTGCCACGCGAGGGCCTGCCGTGGTCGGGATTGCCAAGAGCTTCGCCCGGATGTTGGCCAGCCCCTCGCCCATCACCTCGGCAATGCAGGATGCGTCATGGAGTTCGCCGCGCATGGCCATCGATTGCGCTTCGAGGATTTCGGCGCGGGCGCGGTAGACGCGAGTGCGCTGGGCTTTGAACGAATCCTCCGATTCATTCTCTTGGCTTTTCTGCCATTCGATGTATCCGGCAGTGGAGGCGCAAAGGTCGTAAACACCTCGCGCTGTTTTTTTCACGATGCCTTTCTTTTCGAGTTGCTGGACATATTGTGGCGTGACGCCTCCGAGTGCCTCGGCCAAAACTTTCACGCTTGTCATCAATCTTTCGGAAGGCTGGTTTTTATTGTTTTTCATTTCAAAGTTTGTCCGGATTTTGCGTTATACGCCCCGTAGAATCGTTCTGTGTTTTGCCCGCTGTCGTGACATTAATTTTTTTCTGTGGCGCGTGCTGGGTAGGCTGGAAGCAAAGCAAAGCGCGGTTTTTTAGTCAGTCTCTAGCCAAATTCCGCGAGTTTCCTGACACCCGCTCCCGTCCCCCCGTGGAAGAACCTACTACCCCCCCCGGATGGTGGCTGTGTCTCGGCTTGGATCATTGGAGAGTTTTGCTGTGCAGAGTTTTTTTAATGCGTTCTGCTGTTGAGGTTAGAGGTTTCAGTATTTCAAGCGCCCGTTCCAAGCGGTCCTTCTCCCATGCTTCGATGTCGCCAGCCTTCTCAGCCCATCGTTGGAATCCTTTGACGAGGTAATCGATGACATCGCTTTCCTCCTCGCGCTTTGGTGTTTCAGCCGCTAGAGGGATTTCAAATTCCAGTTGGAATTGGGCTTCTGTCTCCACCAGATAATCCAGCCCGAATTGTTTGACGCCGAATGATTGCGACTTTGGCAATAGCTTTCTGACTACCTGCTGCATGAGCAGGAGTTGTTTGTGTCCGTCAGTCCATTTTTCCTTTGTGGTATCTTCCGGTATTTCCCAGAATTGCAGTTGGCTGATCGTGTTGATCGAGTCTTTGACGAGTATGAGGTTAGGCGTTTGCATGTTGTTGTGTTTTGAGTTGTTGGATTTTTGCCCTGATAAGGGCTTGCTTGGTTTGGTGGCAGGTTGCCATTGGCAGGAGCATCCCGCCGAATTGTCTTTGCAGGAGTTTGGCTTTTTCTTCTCCAATGGTGCGCACGAGATAGCTGTGAGACGGGAGCCGACCGAGTGGCACATAGACGCACCGGTGCCGGGTCGTGAATGCAATCGCCAATGCCGATTCTTTCCCGATGATTTCGGCGATGTCTTGCGCGGTGGGTGGTAGTGGAATTTCAGAGCACATGGGGTTCTCCTGCGTCTTTTCTGCGTTCATCAGATGAAATATCCTCCAATAAAAGCCTCGCGGTTTCTTGGTAAATATGTGTCTTTTCGGGGTTTTCCTTTTCCATTAAAATCCCCCACAAGCACACATACCCACGCGCTGCGTGATGAGTTGTCCCGGTCTTATACAACCGATTAAGGATTTTTGAGGCTTTCATGTTAATACCGCATCACGAAGTCGTTTGGGGGTCTTTCCGATTGCCTGTGCTATTTCTGCAAACCATTTGCTTTGGAAAAATTTAATTGCCGAGGTTTTGTTTTTTACGGCGATTCGGCTCGCGTAAGGGCTTTTGTAATCCGTTGGCGCGTTCAAGTCTTCTGCTGCACATATCAGTATGGCGTAGGCAAGTTTTTGCATTCCAATGGCGACCTCCTCGCTCATTGCTTTAGCTCCCTCCATCGCTTCAATGTTTCTGCAATTCTTTCAGATGTTTCGGTTAATAATGCAGAACCGTGCCATCCGAGGCAGTGTGAGGCGATAACGGCCAGATCGTATGCAACGGCCCGCGCCTCGTCTCGCTCTTGCTCCGCTTTTTTTCTTAATTCGCGCTCTTTGCAGAGGCTGGTTGGTTTGTAACTCATTTCGCGCCCTCCTTGATCCGCTCCACCCCATCTCGAAGCTCAGAAACGACGCCAAATTTGTCGTTCTCGAAGTCTATTTCAGCCAGCGCAATAGCGCGTTCGGCGATATAGATTAGCTCTTTGAATTGCTCCCTCGCATCAATGATCTGTTGTGCGAACTTTTGATTTATATGCGCGTTGATTTCTGCGCCCCTGTTTGCAGCGCGCAAGTGTTTGCGCGCCTCGTCGCGCTCTTTGATAAGTCTCTCGTAGTGGTTGCGCGTCATGGTGGCAATGTCTCCAGAGGCACGATCCATCAGCGCCTCATTCCTCTCCCGCTCCAGTCGGCAAGCCAGTTCCAGAAACTCCTCGAGGTGAATGAAGTTGCCGGGGTTCTCTGCCAGC